CCAGTTCCAGTTTTAAGTTGATATGAGTTTGGTGATCTAAGTTTGTAGTCAACATCTTTGACCAGACCTTTCGCCAACATATCTTCTTCTAGTATAGGGCCAGAACAGTTTGCCCTCATTACAGATACATCTTCGATAGTCATAAGAGTGTTTCTTACTGAGTCATCTCCGTATGCATTTGTGATTACATATGCAAGAGGTACATCAGAACCATCAAGTGACATAATAGGTTTCATTATACCAGCATCTTCGTCTGTTACTTTGATTACTTGGTCATATGACGTTTCATCTAGAAACTTTCCATTCCATGCATCATAGGTTTCTTTCTTACCTAAATCTTTAGTTGCTGTGATATACTTCATTGTTGCGACTCCTTATATGGTTTAAGAATATTGTTATAGATATTGTCTGCAAGGTCTTTCATGCAAAGAGGTGCAACCATAAGACCAATTCTTGCGAGGTTTTGATTAAGTGTTCCAGTAAAGATATAGTCTTCTGGTAAAGTCATAATCCTTGCAGCCTCTCTTGTGGTAAAAACTCTATCTTCTTCTGGGTGTAGATGAACTGCAAGACTAGTCATCAATCCTTGTTCTGATAATGTATGTGATGCTTGATTCCAAGGCACTCGTCTTGATTGAAAGAATGAATGTTTCTTCTCTGGAATAGTCTTACCCCATTTTACTCTATGTGCAATAACCTTGTCATACCATGGCCCTACTACATCATCACCAACAGACACAACTTTATCTGGATTCTTCTGTAATCGTTTTAACCACTTCCACTTTGCACCCTTCATCATAGTTGCAATCAATTCATCTGCCTCTACACGATTTGCATTGTTTAGTTGTATGTCCTCTATTGCACCACGAATGTCAACAAACTCCTTTTCTGGGTCTGGAAACACTTCTCCAGCAACACACATAAACGGCATATCTATTGCATCAAGTACATCATTACGAATTGACACAATAAACACTCTTTCCCTCTTTTGAGGAACTCCATGTTCATGTCCTTTTAATACTTTATATACTGTTGTGTATCCATGTGATTCAAAGTCATTGACCATTCTTGCAAGGTGTTCAGATGCATACTCCATAGTAAGACCTTTGACATTCTCACACACAACCACCTTTGGTTTCATCTCACCAGTAATACGAATCTGTTCCCAAGTCAAATCTTCAATGTTCTTTTGTTTCATACCATAGGCTGTCTTCTCTTTACCCCAACCTTTTTGTTTAGTACCAGACATAGAGAATGGTGGACATGGTGGACTGCCGTCAAGTAAGTCTAACTCACCTACTTTAAGTCCAGTCATTTCCATAATCTGTTTTCCAGTAACATCTTTGATATCTCCACATATGTGATGAGGTGTTTTTGGAAAGTTTGCAAGATAGTCATTCATTGCAACTTGTTGAAACTCATTGACAAATACTACATCTCCACCAGCAAGTTTGTATCCACATGATGAACCACCACCGCCTGCAAAAAATGTAATGTAATTGAATAGTTTTCGGTCTGATGATTTCTCTAAATCATCTAAAGTATATCTGAAGTATTTCATATGTATTCCTTGATTGTTATATTAAGTATACTACTATTTAGCAGTTTTGTCAATAGAGTTTTACCACCAACCAAGTAATCTGCCGTTTCCTGTGATTATCATCATACAAGTGACTATATGTAATACAAACCAAGGCGTTCTCATCAATAGGTGTACATAGTCATCTTTCTTATCATCATCATATGCACGACTACCCATGGCTTTACACCAATACCTCCACAGTCTATTCATGATTTACTACCAATCATTACTAATACTGATATAAAGAAAAATGCAAAACATAACAATATCGTATAATCTTTTCTTGGTGGTTCTACCTTGACTTCTTTATGTGGTAAATAATCCCTATCCCATGCATCTCGTCTTGTATCTCTTTTATTGTTCATTAGTTCATCTCTGTTGTTTGATAAGTTCTCTTGCAGCATTTACAACTCTTTCTGGATACTTGATATCATACCCAGTTCCAGCCTTGAGTGATTCAAGGTTTACCAGAGGTTTATGCCAATGTGTGAGTGTATCCCATTTCTCTACGATACTATTGCACATATGGTCAAACTCTGTATCTTCTATTAAGGATTCGTTCTCCTTATAGTATGCATATGAATACATCAGATAATAGGGTATCAGCATATTTGGATTGTCGTTATATATCATACCCAACCCATTGACAGTCTTACGTCATATGGAACTCGTTCTATTGTGTATGGTGGATCAAATGTTGTGATGATCTCTACGTCATCTATTGTCTTTACTTTCAATACAGCCTCTTTGATGTTGTTTATGATTTCATCTGCGAATGGACAAAATGCACTTGTTAATGTGTGTGTAAGAATTAACTTTGATGGATAACCAGACCAATCCAGATCATATATCAACCCTAAATCCCATATTGAAATACCTGGCATCTCTGGATCGTAGACCCTTCTTAGTTCATATACAAGTTCTCCGTAAGGTATTACTTTACTCTTATCGTAATCATCATAGGTTTTCGGTGATGTTGTCATCTGGTCTTCCTCTCATCATAGCTCGTTGAGTTCTCATGTCATTAGTATTTACCACAGCAAGATACACAAGTGTACAAATAAGATAGAATTTTAGAAAGAATCTAAACATCTTGTGTTCTTGGTAGATAGACTTCTACATACGAATCGCATCTAGGACATGAAAGATTTGTTACAATCATGTATTCTTCGTTTTCTTCTTCTATGTCGTGATCTCCACCCCATATCAGTTCTTCGTCACAATGCCAGCACTTCATATTATTTATTTTCCCATTGTTCACACATTGACCTTAGAGTTACACCAACCATTCCCTCATAACATTCTTCACTTTCAGAATATGTGTAGATTTCGTCAATCTGTTCTTGAGTGAGATCATCAATAGATTCTACCTTAAAATATTCTAGAACGTCTGTTTCTGCCCATTCGTAACACAAACTCTCTATTTGATCTTGCAACTTATGTTGCTTTATTACTTCAAACGTCATACTATTCTCCTAACTTATAGTTTAAATTAAATGCAAGTGAACGTCTTTCACCTGGCCCTTGAAATGGATATACTGTGTGTAGTAATGTTGATGGAAACATTAGGAGTTTTCCTACTTCTGGTTTAACCAGATAACTCCCAGCAGACAACATACTATGATCTACTGTTGAATTTATAAACTCAATGTAGCCATCAATGTTTTTCTTCCCAGTATATCCTCTGGGTTTAAAGTCTGGTACTTTTAGATATAACACAGACGATATGTTACAGTTACTATGATAATGTGCTGGATTGTATTCATTTTCTTTCTGATTAACTATCCAACCAGACTTAAATTCTATGTTAATCTTATATTTATCTGGATCATATATGAAATGATGGTTCTGATTAAGAATCGTGTCTACATACTGTTTACCTATGTCATTGAATATCTGTCTTATACCAATGGAGTCCATTTCTTCATTAGTAAGTTCTGGTTCATCTTTTATTACACCAGCAAGTCTACCATCCATGTTTATCTTATTCTGTTGGTTGTCTCCCAAGTCATTGATACGTTGTATAATATGTTCTGGTAACATCATACTTAATATCCTAGGCCCAAATGGACTTAATACATCACTAGTTAATTCTAATTCACTCATACTTTAAAATCCTCTGTTGATAAACTCTTTAGATTTTCTCTCATAAACGTATTACTACCAAAATCTGTTTTGTCAAATACTGCCTGATCTTGTCCACTATCCACCAAATCTTGTTGTTCCTTATTTTCAACATCATATAGTCGCATTTTTGACCTATCTATACCAAGTATAAATCGTTTGTTCACAGTTGGATCATTATATCGGTTCTTTAACTGTTTTACTGCGATTTGATTGAGTGCTTCCATTTCTTCGTTTGAGATAAGTGCAAACATAAAGTCAGCAGTCGCTGGTAATCCAAATGATTCAGATGTATCCTCAAGTCCTAAGTCTGATGAAGTGAATCCACTTCTTGTTGTTTGTGTTGCAGACATGATTGGAACATCAGTTTCAACTGCAAGACCTCTTAGTTCCTCTGCAATAGATTTGATATAAGTGTAAGAATTAACATTTGCAGCTCCTTTAAGTCTACTAGATGCACAGATGTTTAGATAGTCAATGAATATTATATCTGGTTTGAATGACTTCTTGATTGCAAGTTCCTTAATCAGTCCACGAAAGTGTGCAGAGTGAGCAGATGCAGTAGGATATTCTTTAATGATAAGTTTACCCTCAGTTTTCTTCATAAGTTTTGTAATCTTATCCTCAAACATATTCTTAGGTAGATCGTGTAAGTCTTCCATAGATACGTTCATTAGGTTTGCATCTATACGTTCTGCAATACGTTCTTCTGCCATCTCAAGTGTAATGTATAACACATTCTTACCTTGAGATATACAAGATGCAGCCATGTGACACATAAACAATGATTTACCAACACCAGTTCCAGCAAGTGCAATATTAAGAGTCTTATTTGGTAATCCACCTTTAGTTATCGTGTTAAAGAACTCAAGATCAAATGGAACACGTTCTTCTACTCTATGATAGAAATCAAATCGTTTATCTGCATCATCAAAGTAATCGTGACCAACTGCATTATCAAATGATACTGCAAGTGCATCTGTAAGAATACTTGGTATTGCATCTGCACCACGATTCTTGTCCTTACCATCAATGATTGATATACCCTCAACGATTGCATTGTATATAGCTTTGTCCTTACAGAACTTCTCAGTCGTGTCTACTAACCACTCCATATCGACATCTGTTGAATCAAGTGTCTGAATGATCTCTACAATCTTTGTGTGTTGATCTTGTGTTAAGTCTTTTCTTGATTCAATTTCAATTTCAAGAGATGTCTTCGTAGGCATCCTCTTGTACTTATCGACAAAGCTCTCTATTTCTTCAAAAACAACTCGTTCTTCCTTTACATCAAAATAGTCTGATTTGATGAAAGGTAATACTTTTCTGCAATACTCCTCATTAGATACAAGGTTACTGAGTGTTGTCCGTTCTATAGTTTGATTCAATTGATCCATCCTCTGATTGTGCTATAATAATATGTAATAATATATTCTCTATTAGTTTAAAAAAGTCATCTCCAAAATTCTCTTTTGGAATCCCATTATTCTCTATGATATCATACTTAAACGTAAAAGGCAAGTCTTTTTTACCTTTCATTTCACTTTCACTCATAATTTCTTCTGGGAATGAAACAGCACCATACTTGTACACTACTCCATGAAAATCTGTTTCAGAGGTAAGGCCAATACAAGTCTGATCTGGGTGTGCATCACTATTTAGAAACACAAACTTTTTTGTAATTGGATCATTAAGTATTGATTGAGTTGATGGTAGTTTGGATTCATCAACTGTATTATCAATTGCTTCTCCTAGATGATTTAGTAATTTAGACATAGTGTAAGTAACTCCCTATTATGTATTTTGGTTTATCGATTGGTGGTTCTCCAGCATGAAGCCATGGCCACAT